TTGCCCCAAAGATGGCAGTCACTTCCTTGCAATTGAGCCGGGCTCGACTGGTATTCATGAGGCGAACTACGAAGGCGAGTGGCCGAACGGTCGGTGGTGGATATACGACGGCGACATGTGGCCTTCGCGTCCATGTCTCTGGAAACCAATGCTCGGCAGCGGCACCCCAGATCCATCAGCGGAGCGAGCACAGACTCCGGGCAGGAGCGAGAGCGCAGAAACACACGGTAACCGCTTAAGGGAATAGCACTTCTATGACACGCGATCCCCTTGTACGGGTGAAGGAAGAACAAGAGAAGGCCTTGGCGCGTCACGACCAGCCCCAGCGTCGCGCCTGCGCATTTGACCTACGCGGCGACGACCGAGGTAGATCCGTGACGGTGAGATTCGGCTGGCGTTGCGACCGTTGCCGCAAGCGTGGTTCCCTGGCCTTGCCGGCCGACATTGACGCATGGGGAGGCTCGCAGGCGGTTCTGGAGGCCCACCGTGTGCGGTCTCCGCGTTGTCGAGGCGATGCGGGTACGGTGCGCGTCACGCTATCAAAGGCTGAGGCCCAAAAGAATGAGCAAGCTCGACGACTTACTAAAGCAGTTCAAGGCCAGGAACGCACTATTGGAGGCGATCAATGAAGCGAGGCGGGTATCGAGTTGGGGTGCGAAAGGGAATCGCAAGCTGGGAACCGCGCTACGCCGTCAACGACGGCAAGGTGTGCTTCGGCCTGTTCTGGGAACGCAAGAACGCGGAACTGACGCGGGACTTACTCAACGGCAAGAAGGTGAGGCGATGAACAAAGCACCGGACGGCAACCAAGTATCGACCGACCTCCGATCGATCCGGGACATCGCGAGAACGGCCGCACATAAGGCGACCAACGACTACGGAAAGTCCCGCAAGGACACCGATCCGCGGTTTCACCACGAGGCGATTGCCGATGCCGTCGCGCTGGCCGTACTCCAGCGATGCCGTCACGCCATGCTCGTGGAGCCCCACGAAGATTCCGTGCTTGGCCGGGCCTACACCACCTGGATCGACGTGTTCATCCACGCCTTCGACCCATCGCATCCGATCGCGAAGAAAGACGCCCATCATGTCTGATCTCGATCCCCTCGTCTAGGCGAAAGCACAAATCATCGCCGTCGAACAGGGAGAAGTAAATGAAGCAGCGCCGTATTCAATATCAGCCGATTCCGCACTTAGCGCCGAACGATTCGGCGTGGGCGTGGACGGTGTCTGACGGGACGTTTATTGTTGGGCGATTCAATAGCCGCGAGTATGCCGAAGCCTTTAAGGCAACTTTGGTCGGCTCTCACGGTACTCAGCCCGTCAGCGATAGCGAGCCGGTCGGCACAGAGCGCAGCGCAGAAGAAGATCTTCCCTGATCCTCCTCCGGTGTCTAGAGGGACGCTGAAGAGGGACGGATCACAGAGAAACCCCTTGACTTTCATCGCGTCGCGTATGAGTTTGAGGGCACTGACTCCACGTATGCGCGTGTGGCCATCGCCTGCGAGCCCGACCGATCCGCGGCATTTTGCCGTGCTGTTCACGCGCGCCCGCCTGAGAAAAGGCTGGGGGTATACCCGCCTCGAGGCCGAAACGGGGCTCAGCCGGCGGACGCTCATCCGAGCCTGCACGCACGGCCATTGCTCAGCCGAAACGGCCCTGCACATCATCGCGGCGTTAGGGATTCAATTGGTGCTCCCCCAGACACGCATTCTCACGGCCCAGGAGGCCCAGCATGGCCTTTAGTGAACTTATCCTCTATGGCATCTTGATTTTGGCTGTTGGCGCGGTGGCGCTCGGAGCCTTTATCATCGTGGCTGTGCCCGTCGCAATTTTCCGCTCCAGACACCAGAACGAAAAGCGCCAGCATGGCCCCTGTTAATCGACGCGCGTTTCTCGCGTTCATGCCGACGGCGATTGCGGGTGCTACGTTAGACCCTGAGCGGCTGCTGTGGATGCCCGGCCAGAAGAGTTATCACTTCATTTCGCGGCCATTCTTGGTTGGTGATGTGGTATTCCGCCACCCAGCAATTGGGCTCACGCGCTGGGGCTTAGCGTCGGCGCCTGAGCATCTAGGGGTTGGTGGCGAATTAGGCGTCTACGATGGCCACCGCGTGCTCACGTATGGCCCCGTGACCGCGAAGGTGATCCCGTATGCGAATACCACCTACGTGTTTACCGAGCGCGCCGTGTTCGATGTGAGTCGCGCATCATGAACCGCAGAAGTTTTCTTCAGTCGGTGATCCTCGGGACACTCGCGGCCCCGTTCGTGACGCGCCGTGAGTCGTTACTCTCAAGGATCAAGCGCACGCTCAACCATCGTCGGCAGCTCGGACTGCGAAACGGGCTGATCGTACTATCTCATGCTGGCTTTGACGCGATCGACGCGCAAGTACCACGCCATGCGCTCGGCGCGCTCGAGATTGAGGATGTGCTCTGTATCCGCGTGCCGGAACTAGTAGGCGATGATTATTGGGTCCATGCGACAGGACTTCTCGGTTAAGCCATGACCGCCCACCAGGACACCCCAGAGACGGGAAGCGGCTTCAACAACCCCATACTCGGTCCATTACCGCTCCATCCACTGAAGGCGCTGCTGAATCGACTCGGCTTCCGCTTTAGGCCGCAATATGTGGCGGTGTCCTGGGATCGCGAGTGCGCCAAAGCTAGCCAATGGGGGTATCAGAATTACGGCGTGACCGTGACATTCTCCAACGCCAAGGATGCCGAAGAGTTTCAACGCATCGCCCAAAGCGGCTTGCCCAACGGCTTCTATGACGGGCTCCAAGATGGCTGATCCAGACACCCTCTTGTCACCAGCAGAGACACTGCCCACAGATAAGCTGACATTCAAGCATGTGTCAGACGAACAAGTCCTCCAACTCCTGTCGTTGCTTGAAGATGGCGACAGTGTCCGAGCGGCGGCGCTGAAATTAGGGATGAATCGGCGCACGGCCTTTCGCCTCGCCGCGAAGTTCGACATCGACATTGAGAGTGCCCGCAAGTTGATGCAGGCAAAGGCGTTAGACCGTATAGAGGACTGGGAAGACGCGAGCACGAAGGCGGCAAGCAAGGGTGATCATCGGCCGGCAAAAGACTGGCTCTTGCACGCGAAAGTGATTGACCCTGTTGAAGATAGCTCGACCGCCAGGACCCAGGTCGCGATTCTCATCGGCACGCCGGATGCCCCCATTCGGGTAGACGCGCCGCAAGTGATTGATATGCAAGCGGTTTCGCTAGGCGAAAGTGGCACCCCCGAGCGAAAGCCCTAAGGATTCGGCCTGATTCAGGGTGCGTCTGATAATGAGGCTTATGTATGCGACGGCAAGTCACTAAGTCTAGACATACCAGAGACTTAGCAACCTCACGTTAACATAATCGTTATGCCGGTTCACCTGTGGCGGCTGCGACACACCCCCACCCCGGTCCCGTGCGGGCGAATCGGCGGAGGGTCCCACCGGGTGGCCCAGGCCTGTCTCGCTCACAGGATTTTCTGGTTAAAACGGCCCTGCTACGTTTGTAGCACAACTCTAGAAATGGGCCTGAAAATGCGATGTGCGCACGGGTAGGAGACACGAGTATGGCGAAACAGACGAGGAAGTTAACGGGGAAGCGCCTGAGGGAGCCGATAGCAGAGCGGGTGACGCCTGCGGAGGCGCCGACTGCTGATATTGCGCCTGAACATGCGGAACCGCCACCGTTGGGCATTGACGAGCGGGTGGCGGAGGTATTCTCGGCTCCGGAGCCGACCGAAGCGCCCGAGATGACGGCGGCCAAGGCGTGGCATCAGGAGGCGGCGGAGATTCTAGCGTTGACGAGGGTGGGGACGCCGGTGAGTCCTGGGCGGGTGGTGGCGGCGTTGAGTGCGGCGGTGGGGTTGGTGCCGCGGTAAGTGGCGACGGCGATCCAGCAGTCGCATGTGGTCTGCTGTTTATGCGGCACGCGTCGGCTGCAGCGGATGAAGACGCCGGAGCGGGGCTGGACGCCATGGATGTGCTGGGGCGAGGCCTGCTGGTCGCGGCAGTTGTCGTGGGCGGTGACGCGGGGGAAGCGTGAGAAGGGCGGCACGCACCAGATTGAGAAGTGGCTGTTTTGCCCAGTGCCGAAACAGGTGATCTTTCTGGAGCGGGCGAAGGCGCTCCGACTGGCGTGGGCGAAGGCGCATGCGGGGATGGCCGATGAGAGCGAACTGCCAGCCACGCGGATTTTGTATGGTGGGGCGGCGGGGGCGTCGAAGTCGCACGGGTTGCGGTGGTCGCTCTATCGGGATTGCCTGCTCTATCGGAACATGAATTGCCTGCTGCTGCGGCGGACCTTCAAGCAGTTGAAGGACACGCATTTGCGGCAGATGGAGCGCGAGCAATATCAGATTGGGGCGCAGTACCTCAGCGGCGATCGGGAGATGAAGTTTCCGCAGACGGGCTCGCTGATTGTCGCCGGCCACTGCGAAGCGGACGTCGACGCCGAACAGTATTTGTCCACTGATTACGACCGGATCGTGTTCGATGAACTGGTGACGTTTGCCGTGGAACCATCGCTGGAAATCATGTCGCGCGCCCGCACGCCGATGACGAAGGACGACATCTACGCCGATGGCGGGGCGCAAGTGTGGGGCGGGACCAATCCGGGCGGCCGCGGCGCGCTCTGGGTGAAATCGTTCTTTGTCGATCGAGAAGCGGACCCGGACACATATCCCAATTACCTCTCGGAGTTGTATGACTTCGTGCCAGCGTCCCTGGCCGACAATCCCTATCTTGATCCGGGCTATCGGACCTCGCTGATGCAGTTGAGCCAGACCCGTCAACGGCAATTACTCGACGGCGATTGGAACGCCTTTGAGGGGCAATTCTTCGACTTCATCGCGACGAAGGCTGAGCGCCCGTGGCACGTCGCGGACCTCGGTCTAGTGGCGTAATTGACACTTCCGATCCTTTAAACGCTTTCACAGTGGACCCGTGGCGCGTCTGCGGGATCATCGGGTGGCCCTCGGTATGGATTGGGGCAGCTCGAAACCGGGCTGTGTGCTGTGGGGCGCGGCGCTGCCGAATGACCATGTCCACATCTTCGATGAACTGAAGTTCAAAAAAGACACGCACCCGAACGCGCGTTCGGTGGCGGAGGATGTGGTGAGTCGATCGAAGCAATGGGGGCTTGACCTACCGACCACGACCTACGCCGATCCGTCCCTCGGGCCGGATGCGACGGGGCAAATTGGCGAATCGATCGGCACCACGCTGGGCCGGCATGGCCTGCCGCTAATTTACGTCTCGAATCGGCGCGTCAATGGCTGGCAGCGCGTGCATGAGGCACTGGCGATCGATCCCGCCGAGGGGACCCCGTGGCTCACGGTGCATCCGCGCTGTCGGTACTTGATTCGCACGATGCCATTGATGGTGCAGGCCAAGAATGAACCCGAAGACTTGGACAGCGAATCCGATGACCACGCCTGTGATGCGCTCAGGTATCTGCTAATGGGCAATCTGCGTCCGTTCGCCGGACGGATCCCCCTCCCCGTGGCCGAACCGTATTCGCTCGCTTGGTATCGGAAGATGTTTCGCAATGAACCGCGAGGCGTGCTGGCATGACCGACCCGCAGTCCCCAAACGTGTTGCCGCTGTCACCGGAGGATCTGACCTTCTGGCGATCCGAGATCGAGCGCGCCCGCAAACTGCGCGATGACACCATCAGCCAATGGGACGCCAAAGGGAATCTGGAGCGTTACACCCCGAAATCCGTCTTAGCCACGGCTGGCACACGGGCGATCGACGCGAAAATTAACGTCGCCAAAGATTACTCAGACGTTGAGCGCAAGAAAGCCGCACTGTTTTACGACGTGCCAGCCATTGCGCTGATTCCCGATCCGGGCACCGATCCGAACGCGCTGCCGCTCCATCAAGAGCTGCTGAATTCGCTGCTGTCAGAAAAGCGCATGGACGTGAAGTCTACGGTGCTGCCGACGATTCAGGATTGTTTGGTCGTGATCCAGCCGTGTCCGACCGAGATCGGCTATTCGTCGGTGTCCGTCGATGTGCCCGAGATGATCGATCAACCGGCCCCACCCGATCCCATGACGGGGCTGCCGATCCCCGGCGCGATGCCGATCAAAGTCCCCTCTGGGAAGATGATCCCGGTGATTGTCTACGAAAAATTCTTCTGGGAGCGCATTAGTCCGAAAGCACAACTCCAGCCCGCCTCCCTGAAGAATTCCAAGTATGACGAGGCGCCGTGGCAGGGACACGATTGGGAACTCCCCGCGACGGAAGCGCGGCGGCTCTACAAGTTCGGCGAGGACATCAGCGGCGCGGCGCTTCCGGAGCGGCCGTTCTTTTGTCCCTTGGGTGAACAGCCAGACGACACCGAGCCGAAATACGGCGGCGTGAAACTCTGGTACCGCGCCGTCTACCGCGATCCGGCCGTCGTGCATCCCGAAGTGATCCGCGAGTTGGTGCTGATGGAAGGTTACGATACGCCGCTTGTGCATCGGAATTGCCCGTATCAGGACATCGGGCCAGATGGGCGGCTCACCCCCAACTCCATCATCGGGTTCCCGGAACATTCGCTCTCGATGCGGTATCTCACGGATTCCCCGTACGCTGCCGCGGACTGCACGCTCACGGCGCCGCTCACGCGAGAACTCAATAAATCGCGCACGCTGAATATCAACCAACGGGACGCGTCGAAACTCCACATTCTCTATGACCCCTCGCGGCTGAATCAAGAGAGCCGCGACAAGATCGAAGACGGGGACGAGCCGAAATTTATTGCCGTCACGCCCGGCTCGTTGGATGCCGGGATGGATAAGGTGATGCAGCAAGTGCCGGCCATTACCCAAGGCCGCGAAAGTTTCCTGCATCAAGAGATTATCGAACGGGATCGCGATGGGATTTTGGGCATGAACCAGAACACCCAGAATCCCCGAGCGCAAGGCGGGAAAACCGCGACCGAAATCACGGCCGTGCAGCGCAACACCGATGCCCGCTTCGAGCAGGAACGTTTAGGCGACGTGTCATGGTTCCTCAAAGGCGTGCAAAAACTCTCGGCCCTGGTGCTCCGCTACGGCGATCGGATCGCGGTGGAAATCCTTGGCCCCGATCGTGGCCAGCAGTGGATTCAGGCCCGAGACGCGGGCCAGTTCGGGCGCTTCAGTTTTGAAACCGTGATGGACTCCGGCGTCTACGTGGACATCGAAGGGCGCAAGCGGCAATCGTTGGAGCTCTACAACATGACGGCGCAAGATCCGACGCTCAATCGCGGGGTGATTCAACGCCGACTGGCGACGGATTTTGGGATCAACCCTGCGGAGTGGATTGCCGAAAAACCGCCCGAGCAGAAACCAGAACAGCCGACCGTGTCGATCAGCGTGAAACCGGAAGATCTCGATCCGTCGCTGCCGTCGTATGTCGGCACCTATGCGATCTTGACGGCGGCAGGCGTGAAGAATCTGCCGCCCCCGCAACCGATCCCGATTCCGGTGGCGCCGCCCGCACCGAACGAGCCCGATCATGGCGGCATGGCGGATCTCCAACCGCGCTTGAATCAGCATCAGTTGAGCGAGAGCGGGGAACCACCAGGACCAAAGGTGATGTGATGGAGCCGACTGTGGTGCGGACGTTCCGTCTGGTTACGTTGGCGGGGTCGGAGGGAGACGATGATCACGCGATCGGGCTTGACACCGACTGCGCCGTTAACTGCGTCACTCCTCGGAGTTGAACCGAGTGGCCTTTACCCTTACAACCACACGTTTTTAAACGTCGGGTTTGAGTGTGCGTGTCCGTCCACGCCGCGCGTGATCGTTGAGATTATGTCATGACCGACACCTGCGACGCCAATGATCCCTGCCCTGACTGCGGCCAGATTGTGCATGTCGGCGAGTGGCCGTTTTGCCCGCACGGACGCGCGTATTCTGCAATTGTGCCTGATGACGTACCGGGAGGCTTCTGGGCCGAGAACGGATTCGACCAGCCGCGTAAGTTCTATTCACGCTCCGAACATGCACGCGCCTTGGCGGCTGAAGGGCTCGAGATCCGCGCCAAGTGGGCCGGTGAAAACGATCAGCATCTCACGCGCTGGGATACGGTCGATCTCAACGCCGCCGCGGCCCTCGTGAATCGTGGCGTCGAAGCACGACGCGAGAAGCATCGCCGCTGGCAAGATGCGACGATCCCGATCACCGTCACCGATGGCGCATCGTTCACCGGAAAGGACTTGAAGTGAATAGCCTCCGTATCCGTCAGCGCATCAATGTCGACCCCTCGCAAGTCGGCGTGATCGTCGGCCTGCAGCCGATGCTGGACGCTTCCGGGCTGATTTTGATCTGCCCGCGCTGCCAAGCCGAAGGTGGATCCCATATCGCGGGGAACGCCGATGTGACGCTGCCGACGTGGAGCTTGACCTGTGATTGCACCGAGCGGATTCTGGAACGCCGGCACGCCGCAAGAGCCTTTGACGCCACGGGCGATCTGATCGCGTCTGCGGATACGGTGTTGCAGCCCCTGCGCCTCGCCGTGCGGTGCCCGGAATTCCGCTGTGTGACCCATCCACTCACGATTGAACGCGGCCCCGCGGGCGTGAGCGTCCGATGCCATTGCGCGAACACGACCTTCCGCACCCCGACGCCGACGATCAACTGATCGTCACCTGTCCGGCCTGTAAGGCCACGGGGCCAGCGATTCGCACGCCGAGCGGGGGTGTCATTTGTGACACATGCGGCGTGCCAATCACGGTGAGGATTCCAGACAAGGCGAGATTCTAAGCGCACGGCGCTTGCTCGTCTCCCGACGCGGTGTGCGAGACAGCCGCAAAGGACTGTAACGATTTTGGAAGACACGTCGAGCGGAGCCACCGCGACTGCGGAAGCCCCAGCGAGCACGAGCCCTCCGGCCTCGTCCAGTCCTGCCAGTCCGTCAGTATCGGCCGATAGGTCGTTGTCGTTTGCTGAACAGCTCACGGCGCGACTGGCAGCTCCGGCCCCTGCCGACCCCGGTGAGAGTCCGCCTGCGAAGACCCCGCCCGCGGCCGCGACAGTGCCGCCGACGCAGACCGAGACGCCACCGGCCGAGACCGCACCGAGCCCTGAGAGTCGCGGGCCGATTCCGTACGACCGTCACGAAGCGGCATTGAAAAATGCGCGCACGAAGACGGAAACGGATGTCACCCAACGCTTTCAGCAGCAGTACGGCGATCTCGTGGCGTTTGGGCAAGGATTTCAGGCTGATCCGGTCGGGTGGATTGTGGACAGCGTCAACGCGCTGGTTCAACACCCGCAATACGGCCAGCCGGTCATCTCCGCACTCGCGCGAGCCTTAGGCTCTCGACGCGGACAGGGCCAGCCAGCCGTTGAGGATCAGGAGCCGCAGGCCGACGTACAGGCCGGTGATGGGACGTTGCTCTACTCCGCCGAGCAGATGGCGAAGCGAGAGGCGTGGCAACGCAACCGATTACTCGCCGAAGTCGATCAGCGACTCCAGCCGCTGCAAACACGGGAACAGCAACTCGCCGCCCAAGAGAAGCACGCCGCCGCGACGAAAGACGCGATGACGCGCATGGGCAAAGTGTTAGACCCGTACAAGGCGCTGCCGGAATACGAGGAGCACAAGGACGCGATTGCGGAGAGAACCGCGACCCTCATGAAAGAGGGTCACGACCCCGCAACGGCCTTGGGACTCGCCTTCACCCAGATTCTTCGAGAAGTCGTCCTGCCCAAACGTGCGGCCCAGAGTCAGCAACAGCTCACGGCGCAAGCGGTGGCCAAGGCCACCGGCTCCACGAGCATACCGGGTGCGACTCCAGCAGCCCCGGCGGGCCGTCCTCGATCGTTTGAGGAAGGCTACGGCCGCATCACTGTCTGAGTCGTGACCCTGTAGGGGTTCCGCAATGGCCAATCCGAACGTCGGCCAAGAAGTCGCCGCCCAGTGGCAGGCGGTCATTGGCGACAAACCTGAAGATAACATCTTCGAGGAGTACTCCTTTCTCGCCCTGTGCGAGAAAAACAAACCCGCGCCCAAGACCGGCGGCCGCTCCGCGATCGGCACGATCGAATACGCGGTGAACTCCACCGTCAAGGCGATCTCCGACACGGAATCGCTCGACGTGACGCGCGTGGCCGTGTTCGACGAAGCGGAATACGTCTGGCGCCAGTACGGCGGCGATCTCGTCATCTCGACCTATGAAGAGGCGATCAACCGCGGCACGTCCCGCAAGATCGATCTACTCGCCGGCAAATCCGAAAACCTCCGCCAGTCGATGCGCAAGCAGATCAACGAAGATCTGTTCGCGGCCGGCACGGGCTTCGGCGGCAAGTCCCTCGGGGGCTTGCAAGTCGTGGTGCCCGACGCGCCCACCACTGGCACGCGCGGCGGCATCAACGCGGCCACCTATACGTTCTGGCGGTCGCAGCAAACCTCCGGCGCGAAGACCACCAGCGCCTACGACAACCTGCGGTCCTCGATGCGGACGATCAACGTCGCCTGCTCGAAGGGACAGGGCGTCACGGCCCCGACCCACTTCCTGACCGGGTCGGGCACCTGTAACGGCTACGAGTCGATCCTGGTCGCGAATGAACGCATCACGTCGAAAGAGAACTCGCAGGCCAATGCTGGCTTCGATGACAACGCCTTCATGTTCAAGAAAGCCAAGGTGCTGTGGGATGACGACTGCGCCGACTCGCGCATGTATGCGCTGCGGTTCGGCCAGAACGGGCTCCGGCTGGCGTATCAGTCGGGCCACTGGTTCAAAGCCTATCCGGCGGTGAACCCGGCCAATCAGTTGCTGGACGTGGTGAAGATCGAAACCATCTGCCAGCTCGTGTCGTTCAACCCGCGCCACCTCGGCGTCATCACGTCGATCACGTAAGGGGGAATCGACATGTCTCAACTCTCTGGCGATCCACAGGCGGCGGGACAACCGCTCTACACCTCCTCGGCCACGCAGTATCACGCGCTGGGCGAACGACTCGTCACACCCGATGGGCGCGTCTTCCGGTATGCCAAAGCCGGGGCGTCCGATCTCGTGGCCGGCAACTGGATTCAGTCTCCGGCGCAGGTCGCGAACCACCAGAACATTTCGGTGGCGGCGGCGGCCATTGGGGCCACGTCGATTACCGTGACGCTCGGGGCGACACTGGCGTCCCTCAATCAGTATGCGGGCGGGCAGGCGGTGGTGACGATCACGCCCGGTCTGGGGCAGGCCATCAACATCCAAGGCCACCCGGCGGCGGCGAGTGCCGCCACGCTCGTGCTCACGCTCAGTGAGCCCTTGCGGGTGGCGCTGACCACGGATACGCGGATCGATCTGATCCCGAACCCGTACAACGGCGTCATTCAGACACCTGTGACGACCTTGACGGGTGTCTGTGTGGGCGTGGCGACGTACATCATCGCGGCCACGGAATACGGCTGGTTACAGCGCTCAGGGCCGGCGGGCGCGCTGATCGCGGGCACCCCGGCGGTAGGGTTGGCGATTGTCGTTCCAGGCACGGCGGCCGGCGCGGCCGTCATTGACGGCGCAGCCTCCGCGACTCCGGTGGTGGGCACGATGCTCTCCACGGGCGGGGATGGCGAATGCAACGGCGTCATGGTGGCGCTCGAATAACCCCGCGAGACGACGGTGGCGTTCTATACCCGCACCCGTCGTCTCGCCTCTCAAGGATCCGTTATGCCGAAAGCGCAAGGACTCGGGAAAGACGTCACACGCGCCATGATTGCGGATGAACTGGATGAGGAGGGATCGGAGCCGCGAGACATCGCCCCGACCCCCGTCACCCCCACGTACGAATCGCCGCCGCCGGTCCACGCGGCACCGCCCGCCGCGGCCGCGCCGTTTGACATGCAGGCGTTCGCGCAGATCCTAGCCGGCGCACTCGCGCACGGGCAGGCCGCGACGGCCGAGACGATCAAAGGCGCGCTGGCGCAGGCGACGACGATGGCGCGGGCCCCGATTCCCGAGAATCAAGTCGCACCAGGCATCAGCGTCTACAGCCATCCCGACGGGGATGCCGCACATCCACGCACCGAACTCCGGTGCCCGATGTATCTCGGCGTCTACGACGAAGCGGGGACAGCCAAGGCGGCATTCGAGTACCACGCAGACACGCTCATGGAACTCGAGCGCGTGGGCTTGAATCGCGTTGCCCCCGGCACCTACCGCGTGGAACGCAATGACAACGTGATCGGCGTGATGCAGGCGGTCCAGCACACGGACAGCCTCGGCCAGCCGACGCGGATGATCCTCGCGTTCCCAGAGTCCTGGCTCGCGACGGATCAATTTCATCAACTCCCGAGTCTGAAAAACGTGTTGTCGCAAGTACTGGAGCGCGAGCCGGCGACGGCCGCGTAAGGAATCGACATGGCCGATCCACACATTGAACCGTTTGATTGGTCGTTCCGCGGCCGGTTGGAATCCACGGGGACCACCGCGATCACAGGCACGACCACGATTGGATCCGGGGCGACGTTCACGTCACCCACGATCACGACCCCGACCATCACCAACCCGGCGCTCACCGGCCCCGCGCCCGTGGCGTTCACGTCCGGGACGTCGCTCGCGCTCACGCAAGCCCTGCACGCGAATCGGGTCGTGTTTGTGACGGACGTCGCGGCCGCGTACACGTTGCCGCTCGCGACCGCCACGGGGGACAAGTACACCATCATCCTCGGCGCGACCATCACCGGGGCCTCCACGATCAAGGTGGCGAACGCCTCCGATACGTTTGTGGGCACCGCCGTCTTGTTCCAGGATGGCGGGGACACCGTCGTGGCCTTCAATGCCGCCGCAACGGATGACACGGTGGATCTGCTCGGCACCGCCAATTCCACAGGCGGCATCATCGGCGCGGTCTACGAATTCTGGGACGTGGCATCCGGAAAGTGGGCCGTCCGCATCGTCTCGGACGCCGGTGGCACCGAAGCCACGCCGTTCTCTGCGACCGTGTAGGTGTTTCTACATGGCGAGCGGACTCCAATCCCTCTTGAACGTGCCTGGGCGCGTGAATAGCTCGAATGCGCTGAAGGTGAAAGGCGATACCGGCGGGACCACGGGCGCGACGAATTGCGTCGGGGGGGTGGTCGGCACCGCCGCGAGCGGATCGGATGCGCTGCCGGTCCTGTTAGTCGTGTTCACCACGTAACCGAGAGGGCGAAGCTGTGGCTGACGGAGTGCAATCACTCGCCAATTTACTCGGCAAAGTGAACGCCAACGGCGCGTTGGTCGTGACGCTCGATGGCGGGACGGCGACCGCCACGACCATGAATGTGGGGGGCGTGGGCTCGGCAGGTACGCTCAATATTTACGGGAGTGATGCGGGCGGGACGGGCGCGTTTGTGACGATGACGTCGTCTGATGGCACGCTCGCGATTGTCGGGGGACAGGGCGATCAGGCGGCGTCGAACAGCGTCACGATCAATTCGTCGCTCGTGCTGGGGTCAGCACAAAGCCTGCAATGGGGGTCATCTGGCGTGGCCACGCCAGATGTCGCCCTCTCTCGCGGCGCGGCCAATCGGTTAGATCTGGCGACAGGAGATAGCCTCGAGTTAATTTCTGGCGGTCTTGGTGTCGGAGTCATCACTACCACGGCTGGCAACGTCGCCGCATCTGGTGCGTATCAGATCGGGGCTGCTGCCGCCGCAACCTCTATCTACAAGATCGTCAAGAAAGTCACCGGCATCGCGGATAACTCGGCCACGGCCGTGCTCACCGTCACGGTCCCGAACGCCAATCACGCGGCGGCGATCAAACTCACCCTGCTGTCGAGTAACGGATCGACGGACGCCTTCGAGTCATCGCGGACAGCGCAGGGCGCGATCGTGCTGGCCCGAACCACCGGGGTGACGACGGTGGCGACCGCAGCCACCTTGACACTGACCGGCATCGCGACCGTGGCGGCTGGCGCGACGCACACGCTGGCCTACGGCGTGACGGCGATGAGCGGCGCCGCTGGAGCCACGCAGACCTTCGACATCACCGTGACGATTGATGACTCCGGCAACCTCGGATCCAATCAAGTGGTGGTGCTCGCGGAACTCATCAACGCGGAGGCGACTGGGGTCACCGTCGCCTAAGACGAAGCGGGGCACGCGGTGAGTGAGGCTCAGCCGCGCACCCCTGACCGGCACAACGCCGCAACGCGTTGCACCGGCTGACCGGCTTGTCGGATGCAGTCAGCAGGAGCAACAGATGGCAGAAACGCTCACGATTACGACCCCGCCACCACAGCAGACGACGTGGCGGGTGAACGAGTTGCATTTTAACTGGAGTGCGGCGTCGATTCAGATCGGGTTGATCGGCACGAATGGGGAAGCCAAGCATCACAGCTACTCCGGTGCGACCGCCACGACGCTGATGAACACGTTGAATAAGGCGGATTTATCAAACAACTCGCTCCACAAACGCACGTTGAATCGTCTCATCACCGATGGCGTGATTGCCGGCACCATCGCAGGCAGTCCCGACTGATCGTCGCGATGACGATGGCGGCATGTCTCGTCTCGGGCAGCGTGTTCGGGCAGACCGGCAGCGGCACGACACTACCGTCTGTGGGGCAATGCAATTCGGTCGGCGGGGCTATTTTCTATCTCACGGCGGGGGATGTCGGCATTTACGTCTGCGAAAGCGGCGCGTGGGTGAAAAAACTCGGGCCGGGCGGCGGGGCCGCGTGGGGCGACATCACCGGCACGCTCGCGGATCAAGCCGACTTACAGACCGCGCTCAACGGCAAACAAGTCGCGGGCACGTACGCCACAGGCACCGGCACGGCCTCCGGCACGAACACGGGCGATCAAACGACCATCACGGGCAATGCGGGTAGCGCCACCGT